TCCCGCTGTACGCCCTTGGCCTTCTCTACTGTTCTCATAGCACCTAGCCCTAACATGCCCATCAATACAGGCATCATCTCAGACAGGGCAATCAGGGGTATAGCTACGGTAGAGTTAGCGAGTGCTAGACCAAAGTTAGTCATGGGGATTATGATAAAGTTACCAGCCATACCAGCAACACACACCCAGCCAACAGCAGGTCTCCAGCCAGCCACAAACATGTTCTTGTGTGCAGCCTCAACCTTGTTAACTTCAAGCTGGCCCTTTGCCAACTCCTGTGCATGGCGCTCTGCCATTGTACTAATCTCATGGGCTAAGGCATTCTTAGCATCCTTATCCTCGATGAACTTGTCTAGTAACCCTGATACTGGGCCTATCAATGCTTGCAACATTATTGTATCCACTTAGCTACTGCAAATATAGAGATGATCATAGGGTACATCATCCACAGCATACGCTCCAGTTTATTAAACCTTTGTGCGCCATCATCAAGCCTACGTTCGATGTTGGAATAGCGTTCAGCACACAGAGTTTCATGCGCCTCCATCCGGCTAATAGTATCTTCGGTCATGTTAGAATCCATAATGATATATAGCAGCAAGCACTGCAATCAGCAGCACTACACCAACCGTGTGTTTGATTAAGTCTTCCTTCTTAGACTGTTGCCTAAGAGTTGCTAGTCGCTGCTTCTCTAGCTTCGCCTTGTGCTCACTGAGTGATCGATGCTGAATGGCAAGCATATCCCTCCACACTTCCCTTGGCGTTATCTTCTTTAGTTCCTTCTCACGCTCCCTGATTGCGTTCTTAGCCCATGCTAACTCCAGGGCTTCCTCTTGCGTCAGTGCATGATCACCAGTCTTAGTCGCTTCCTCAATAGTCTCTACGGCAGCCTTACTCTCAGTAAGAGAAGTAAACAGTCCAGACAAATCAGATAGGTGTGACCCTGACTCCTTAACTGTTTTGATGCCAGCGTTAAGAGTTTTGAGGACACCTACTACTGCGGTAATCTCTGCAATCATTCAACTTCTACCCACTCGTTTGCATCCTCATCCCAGACATATGCCCCCCTGCCATCAGGATAAGCTACTGGTGGCTCCCAAAGACAGCTATCGTCGTCCAGCGTCCAGCTTGGGTAAGGCTGTGGTGCGTAGAATGCATCACGATCTGCGTCATATACATAGCCTATACCTGCAAAGTTTTTCCGCAAGCCAGCTTTACCTGACGGCACAGGTCTGATGTCAGTAATCTCCTCGCCACCTATAGTTTGCGTGTGCTCCTCGTAGGTGTAATGCACCCCACCTCTTGTGTTGTACGATGTCTGTACCCAAGTGCCTTCCTGCGTATCTACAAAATCCTGTTCGGCAACAATCACTCGTTGGACAATGCCGTCTACTACTTCTGCAAAATGTGCCATGTGCCCTCCTTAGTTTGGCGTGAATGTGCCAGATGAATTAAACGTGTGATAGGTGTAGCCGCCAGATGATGTGATGGTTCCACCGGATGCCGCAGTGTCTCCTGCATATCTGATAATTACTACTCCAGACCCGCCTGTACTTGCAAAATAACCCGATGGACTAACTGAATAAATTGAGCTACCACCGCCACCACCACCCGTGTTGGCAGTACCATTCTGTCCAAAGCTATAAAGATTCTGTTGATTGCCTGTCCAGTAGGTTCTATAACCGTTACCACCGCCTCCAGTGCCTCCGGCTCCCACCTGAAAGTTACTGTTAGCACAAGTGTGGAGGTTTTTCATTCCATGACCACCGCCACCGCCTGCGTAGGTTGTTCCGTTTAACCATTGCGTACCGTTGCCACCGTCACCGCCTTTACCAGCACAGTTTATTTGCGAGGCATTCCCACCAGCCGCGCCAGCACCGCCACCGCCACCGCCTGCTTGGAAGTACGCAGGGTGGGCTGTAACAATAGCGTTTCCTCCAGCATTGCCTTCGCCGCTGACTGATGCACTGCCGCCTGATCCAACATCCGTGGCTCCGTAGCCATAGGGAGCGCCGCCGCCGCCAGAGCCACCTGAAGTGCCGTTTGCCGTCCCTGAGTTAAGCCCTATGCCGCCAGTACCACCACCCGCTGTCGCGGCTACACTACCAAAAGAACTTGGCGATCCGTCCTGCTGTTGGCTTGATTCCGTAGACTCAGCACCACCCGCACCTACAGTAATAGTATATGCCTGACCAGGAACAACTGCATAACCTGTACTGTTAGCCTCGTAACCACCAGCACCACCACCACCGCCACCTTTAAAGCCGCCCGATGCGCCACCAGCCACCACTAAATATTCTACTAGCATTGCGCCGCCACCACCGCCACCAACAGCTTTACCTATAGAGAATACACTTACATTCGCGCTAATCATTACAGCACCAGTGCGTGAATACCAGATGCAGCAGTACCTGTACTCAGGACTCGCTTGATAGAGCAGATCAGGTAGAAGTTATCAGGTACAGTAACTGTGCGAGTAACACCATCCTTGTTATGGAATGAAACAGCACCGCCTGTTGTAACGTACAGGCCGATAGCTATGTTGCCAGTACCTAAGTTATCTGAACCGTCAGCAGGAGTGACGGGAACCATGTCGTAAACGCTGCCATTGAGTTGACCGCTTACACCTTCAAATGGATTTGCCATTATAGAACCTCTTAAATTAAGTTAATTGAGAACGCAGGTAAGCGCACTCTAATGCTAATGCTTCTTCGTAACGTATGCCGTAACGATCTTTCTTGGGATACTCTTCACCCTCTGCCAAAGCGATAGACTTATCATCCCACTCGTCATAGCAAAGCAATCCATATTCAAATGCGTCCAGACCTTCTGCCTCAAACGCAGCCTTTACCTGCTGTGCGATCAGACCAAAGTGCCACCGAGCGCCATCACCTTTAAGCTCTACAGCGTCATCCCACTTGTACTGCACAAAGTTAACATTGGCCCAAGCTCTTAGGACTGCTGCATCAATAGTCCCTATCTGTTGCTTCTCGCGCTCATCAGATGTATTGATAGTGCCGTTACCAGCAAACACTTCAGACCAGCGGTATGTAGCATTACCACACTTGACCACGTTGTCATGGGTAGGGCGAAAGGCATTAGTCTCAATAATGATCCCTTGCACTGCCTGCTGGTTCCACAGGTTCAGCTTGCCCTCTAGTTGGCTAACGGTGTTCTGTAGCCACTCAGTGTTCCACTCTTTAATAATTACTTGAGCCATGATAATTCCTAGTAAGCGTCAATGGAGTATTCAACAATCTTATACTTAAACTTAACTATGCTGCCTGGAGCAATAGTAAAGTTGCCCAGACCTGCGCTTGGTAAGTTGTGTAGGTATGTGCTGAATGTACCAGTTGTTTGCGATGATGTTGTATTGGTAGCTATGACTTGTCGGAAGTTCATCAGACCTGTGTTGTTAAACACAATGCCAAAGTATGCGTCCACCCTAAATACTAGACCTTCCACACCTGTGCCTGAACCGCCTGTAGGGAACTCTACTTCATACACCACAAGCTGTTGACCTGGCTGCAATACATACGGAATGCTGACAGATAGATTAACATTCCCGCCCTGAGCAATAACACTTGGGAATGTAAGACAATGAACCTTCTCTTCTACGCCTCTTTGTACTAACTGATCTGTGCGGCCAATGATCAAGTCATCACTTACTATCGTTCCTGTCACAGCCTTAGATGTGGAGAAGTTAGCTGCGTATGATGGTTGCACACCAACACATGATATAGAGCAGTTAACATTAGCCAACTCATTGTCGTACATAATCAACCCAGTACGACCAGCAGTTAAATACCCTGCGTTCATAATGTTAGTGCCAAAGTCTACAAAGCGGTTTCCATATACCTGCGCCCCATCACCTAATGCCCTTTCAATCATGCCGCCACTTACAGTTACTGTCTCAGAGTTGTAGATTACCAAGCCAGTTTGAGGATTTGCCGTTGAAAGAGTACGCTTGACTAACCCAGCACGAACAAAATCACACCCTGTAATCGTAAGCTGAGAGATGCTGTGGAAGTAACACAGCGTCCCACCTGACTCAAAGAAGTGGCAGTTAGATATGTTAATGAAGTTACTGATCTGATTGTAGCCGCCACCTATATCATACATAGCAGACACATAGCTGCGGTAGATAGAAGCATTGCTCATCACCAAACCATCTAGGCTAGTAGTGTGGATACCGTAGTTCATCTTAATCAAAGAGATGTTTGACACAGTAAAGTCAGCAGCAGCCTCTTCTGTCTTCAAGAAATAGTTGCAGTCCTTAGCGGTCATGTCTTCAATAAATGGCTTAACAGCCAAGCGCAAGGTAGCTACATACACTTCTTGTCCAACACTAGCCCCAGAGTTTAATATGACAGTTCCGCTTCCTGTGCCTACTCCAGTAACAGTATAAGCACTAGAAGCCTGTGGCACACCAGCAATGTAAACAATTAACTGGTTAGCGTCTGGCAACAACCAATTATATGCAAAAGTGGTTTGACCAGCAGTAGCAGTATATGCAACCTCATAAGACTTATTGAAGATACACTTATCTAGGTTCATAAAGTCTAGGCGATTAAGCGTTAGCTCTGCCGTGTAGCTTACATCGATAGCGTGAGTGTTAGCCCTGAACACAGGAGCATCACCAAATGCAGCCTGAGTAATCACTGTACCAGCAAAGGACATCTGCTCTATTGAGCAACCAAATGCACTTACATTACTACCCTTGTTGAATGAAAATGCTGTCACACCATCGCTAATACGGATCAGTGTAGAGCCAGAGTGGACAGTAGGGCTAAAGGAACTTGTATAACCGTTGAAGTTAACACGACCAGCGCCAAGTACTCGTATGCCTTTAGTGATAGACACACCTGTAGAGATCAGGAACTCACCGTCTGGGATCAGTACAGTACCACCGTTAGGCAGGCTGTTAATAGCTAACTGGATAGCTGGGCCATCATCAGTAGTGCCATTCCCTTTCGCACCAAAGTCTAGGACATTAGCACTTGCCCCAGAGATCATGCGGTTTGCTGATTTAGTTAACGCCATGTTTATAGCTCCGGTCTTGTATCAGGGAATCCATTGATGTATTCGCCATCGTCATTCTTAGCTGGCCAGTCTCGTAGGGCAGTCCTGTAAGTTAGTAACTCTTCACGCTGCGGGTGGTCAGGTGTTGCAACGAGTATGTCTGTACGCGAAAGTTCTGCGTTGCGCCAAGTATAAGCTGACAGCACAGGACATACATAAGGTTCGTATTTGAAGGTACTCATTATAAAATCCTCGTATAGATCGTGCCGCCATCCGTACTAACTTTTGTAATTAAGCCTACAGATTCTGTTGTGTTGAATTTAAAAACTTTGTCATCAGTCTCGTTTGTGGAGTACAACTCTGTACCTTTGAAGGCAATCCCACCAAAAGAAGTTGCAGAACTAGACAATGGATTGACACTAAAAGTCACACCTGTGTAATCTCCTGAAGTGGTGTATTGAAAAACTACTCCAGTTGTTACAGTGGCGTATAAAAATGTACCATCTGTACTCAAGTCTTGCAGTTGACCACCTGTTTGAGAATTTGTACTGAAAGTTGTGCCTAGAGTTCCTCCGCTTGAGGTCAACGTATAAGGCTTCACAACATCAGAAGCACCGCCAAATGACTGAACAAAGGCATACACAACACTCCCTATCTTTGCTACGCCAACAATGCCGCTTAAACCTGTTATTGCCCATGAAGTGTCTTTGGCACCACTTGAGTTGTATCTGTGAATAACCCCTGCATTAGAGCCTGCCACATAAAAGTAAGAACCGTCCCAAAAAACTCCCATGTTTTCAGTGTCAGTCGTAGTAAAATTGACGCTTTGATATACACCCGCTGCGTTGTATTTAAAAATCGCATTTGTGTTCAATCTATCGCACACCCAGAAAAAGCTGCCGTCCCAAGTAATCCCAGAAGGGTGAGTCATCTGAGACGCGATAGACCAGTTAGTGTTTGCATAAGTAGCACCAGTCGTAAGAGACGTAGCGTCTGCGTAGGTTGTTGTATCAGAGTTTAATGTCCCAGATTGCAACCACTTCTCGCCTGACGCGGTGGTTATTAAAGAATCAAAGCTGTTGATAACCTTGTTGTCATTGACCTCAGAGCCACCACCACTTATAAAATCACTAAAGTTACTCACGACATCACCCACCCTTGCGTTGCGTCCGTAAATATGAATTGTATGGAGAGATACGCTGCATCCATAGTAAAGTCTGTTGCACTACTCATAATCTTTGATCCGTTTCTAGCTACTACTGTATCGGTAAAGTTGCCTACAGTAATCAGGACTCTCTGCCCTATAGTCGGTGAAGCAGGTAGCGTGATAGTTTTAGTAGCAGCACTAACATAAACATGCGTGTTAACAGTAGCTGTAATAGATGCCGCTGTAACCACTGATGTAATACCTACCGCAACAGGAACTGAAGCTATAGCCGCTGCGCCTACTGCATCATCAATAATCTCGGCTGCACCAACAGAGTCATCAGCCATCTTAGCCAGGGTAACGCCATTGTCTGCAAGACTTAGAGTAACATTGCCCTCAGTACCACCACCTGACAAACCTGTACCAGCAATAACTCCAGTAATGTCACCCACAACATCAGTGTTGCGAATGAACTTTCTTACCTCAACCTGCGAGTTAGCTGGAGGCGCTTCAGAGAAAGTAAGCACTAAACCAGATAGGCTATAGGAACTAACCTTCTGCATTAAGCCATCAATAGATACCTGCAATAAAGATGTGCTAGTAGGGGCATCACTTAATGTGAATGCTGTTTGTGCGCCTGTGCCAGTAAATTCGTCTACTGTGAGTATCTGTGTACCAGTGCCAGCTACAGCATAGTCCAATGCTTCAACAGCACCCGTTAGATCGAATCCTAGTAGCTTTCCAGCCCTTGTAGCTGAGACTGGTAGCTCCATATTAACTGTGCCAGCATCGCTCTCAGGTCGCCTTACAGCGCGTTCTAGGCCTGTTGTACCCTGCTGGAGTGCTAACCACAGTGCATCAAAGTCACCGTTAACGTCTAATGCTAGGAAATCACCGCTGTTCTGGTAGTTAGTTGTACGCGCCAAGTCCATATCTAGGTATATGGCTATCTTGTCACCAGTAGCTGCACCGCTGGTTAGCGTCACGTTACCACCGTATGAGCCTACTCCGCTCAGGGTGTAGTCATTGGAGCCGCCTAACGTCAAAGCTGTACCGTTCTTCAGGACTTTTATGTCACCATCGGCTAACGCGGTAAACGTGTACGGGAATACCGTCTGCCCACTTGTGGCAACATAATCGTTCCTAGTTGTTGCTGCTGTTACTGTCATTTCTGCACCCCAATAATTGTGCTAATTATACTACATTGATCTCTTAAATTCTGCTTAGTCATCGTCAGCCAAATCACGCAAAGCATCAGATAACGCGTTATTTGCAATTCTAGCCGCATTAAGGATTTGGTCATCGTAAGTACGCAAGGCTTCTTCCTTCTCCTTACCACTCATCTCTAGGTCTTTATATACACGCTTTCTTAGCTTGTTAAGCTTCTTGATAATCTTTCCCTGAGACTTAATGATAGGCGTAACAAAAATTAATGCTGCGTTTTCTTCCCTGTATTCTTCCAGCCTTTCATATTTACCTTCCTCTCTAAATATTCTTAAGCCATTCTTGGTTTGCTCTGCCAACTCCTGAGTGTCGTAAAACTGCTGCACACTGTTAGACATGCCTCCAGTTGGATACCTCATGGTAAATGCTCGAACTAATGGCAAATCAACAGGACTTGTAGGGTCTTCTGGGAACTCCTCTCCATTCCACTCTTTTACCTTCTGGAGTAAGATGTCACCCGCATCTGTAATGTAAGGGCCAGATGTTGCTAATGTTCCCCTAATAATGTTGTCTATTTTTGCAGGAGAATAATTAAATACCTTGCCTAGCTCTTGAGCAGTCAATGATGTTCCAGCAGTCTTTCGCTCTTCTGGAGGTAGTTTATCCATGTATTCTGGGTAAATACGCCTGCCCTGGAAGAAGTTGTAATTAGTAATCTGCTCAACAGTAGTCTTGATTGGCCCAGGAAGCACAGCACTAGGGTCATAAACAGGGCTAACTGAGGTAACTATACCTCTAATTAAGTCTTTAGCCATGTCAGCAAACCCCGTTTCTCCTTCAGAATCTGCCCATATCATAGCTCGCTCTACTGTACTGCCAAATATAAAACCTACAGTAAAAGGCTTTGGCACTCTAGCCCAAGTATCCCCTACCTTGAACACCCAAAACATGTCGCGTTGCCACTCAGGAATCTCTAGGTATTCTTTCTTCTCTTCTTCTGGAGCAATATGCAGGTAATATCCTGTCAGTATAATCTGCGGGATAGTAATCGTGGCAGAAGCATACATGATCATTGCTTTAGGATTCTTTCTAATAGCGCGGATAAACTTGTTTGAGCCTTGTACGCCAGCGTTAAAGAATGGAACGTATCTATTTATTTCTTTACTGGCACGACCGCCTCTAGCAAAGTCTATGCTTGCGTCCCTTGCCTCCATAGCTCCTTGTGCATCTGTCATACCTTTTCTTTTGGCTGCGTTATATACGCCTATACGCACACTCTGCTCAACTAGAGAGCCTATATCTTGTGGCAAGTTTAAGGGGTTCTTCAGATACCTTTTGAGCTTGCCTTCATTCTTAAACATTTCTGCGTAAGCATTTTTAATGCCTTCGTCAGACATATTCATATAGCTATTAAATGATGCTCCTGAAGCTCTCCATCTCTCATACAGGTCGTTTTTGCCTATACGAGCCGTTAGACCTTTAACTACGTCAATAACATTTGGCCTAGCTTCGCTTAATATGTAAGAGCCATGCACATCCCTGATAAAGTTTCGCGCCATAAATTCTGGGGTAATGGTTGCGCCAGTACGCAAAATACTTGCAGGGGTGCTTAACAGCCATCCAAGGCCCGTTATTTCTTGCGGCCCCATAGATGTCATTGCCTGAACAAGAGATGGATGCACTTTGTAGTATTTGTTTTCACCTTTAACTAAAACTGTAATCACACCTTCGGGCTGCTTGTCTCGCAGATACGGAACCTGCACCCCTGTTTCTTTGTCTTTTGCCATCCCTATTTCTGGTTTATAGGTGCTAATGTACTCAGGCATTACATCTTTAAGCGCCACTAACTGATTAGCTACACGATTCTGGTAAGAGATGTCAGTAATTCTAAAGGTATTTCTTATAATAGATTCTATAGGGTCAGCAATCGCCTTGTCGCTACCCTGTATTTTCTTTATTACTTGGCCTAGTTTTTTGCCAGCAAACGTACTGCTTGCCTTTATCTGTAAGCCTTGCAGCCCTGCTGTTTCTCCGTACTCCTCATCCATCACTCTCTGGAACGGAATGTAATTAGGGTTCTCTGCCTTAATTGTGTCGTACTTAGCTTTTGACATAACACCAAAGGACACCAGCATTTGCAGCATTCTGTCTTGGTAGTCGTATATCTCTTGTGCAGACGTATCTAGCAATACAATGTCTTCACCATACTTCTCATTGATCCTGGCTAAGTCTTTGATAGACTTTTCTTTTTGCTTCTCAGTAATCTCGACATCTTCTCTATCTTTAAGGTCAAGTGTGTACCTACGCGCAATCAAGTAGTCTATTAAGTCTTTCTTTCTTTTCTTTTGGTTAGGCTCAATACGCATTGCATTGAAGTCAAAATCATCTAGTATTGGCTTTAATCCCTTGCCTGTCTCGACTAACTCCCCCTGCTCATTAAGAACAGTTGTGCCATTGTTAAGAGAGCTAAGAGCCATGCCTGTTACGCCAGAATATAAGCGTACAGCGTCTTCTAGAATATTGTCTTTGCCTCGCTTTGCAGCTTCTTTTGACACATCTACAAGCGCCCCTAAATCGTCAATCCACTTATAGTATTCTTCATTAAATATGCTTTTATCTGCCGCAATAGTATCTGGTTGTTTGCCAGCACTTAGCTGGTCTTGCTGCGCGCTGCTTATAAGGTCAGGTGCAGGGTTGTCTATGTTTTCTATAGATTCTTCTATGGCTTGGCCTACAGTTACCTCAACACCTTCATCAGCAAGAGGGGTATCATCAATGGTTAACTGATCATCAACTATTGCGTCTTGCTCTAAAGATGTAAGCTGATCTACTGACTTCTTAGCATCTTGTGGCGACATGCCTTTGCTAATCAACAGGTTTGCTGCTGCTGATGCACCCGCCTTCGTACCGCCCATAGCCATAATGAGGCCAGACTCAAGCAGTAACTGCTCTGCATCAGGTGTAATGCCATTAAGAACGTCAGCCATTGTGTAGCCTTCAGTCAGGGCTAAATCAACAGACTCTCGCAAGATGTCAGCTACTCTTTCCTCGCCTAACTCCATCAACATGCCGTTCCAGCCAGCCCTAGTAAATACCTCTGACATACGAGCATTGGGCTTAATTAACTTATAAGCCTTATATAGATTGTTTTTAAGGTTAGCAGGAAGCTTATTGATGCTGGTAATTGCACCATTGGTCAAAGCTGCCTTGCCCTTTTGGAATCGCACAGACTTACTAAGCTTTGACGCTACAGCTAAACCTGTTAACTCAGCAGCTACTTCAGCACTTACATAGCCGTATGCTTTTAATGCACTGATGGCTGGGCTTTCTTTAGCCTCACGGAATATTAATTGACCTGTCTCAGAGACTTCCAGCCCTTGCGCGATGCGTATATTACCGTATGCCTTGTATCCTTGCACTGGCATTAGCATGGCACTCTGTGTCGCTACTCGTGCTGTTGCTCCAGCGACTTGCGCTAGGACACGGTTCTTAACAAGCTCCTGTGTCGTTTTAACTGCTGCTGTCTGTACGCTCTTGCCAACACCACCTGTAGCAGCAAACTCCGTCATAAACGCAGGTATCTGCTCTCCATAGTATCTAAACTTGCCGCCAAAAGTCATGCCTCTGACTTCCATCTCAATAGCTTTATCTAGCCACTTATCTAGGTATTGCTTATCTGCCTCAGAAACATCTTGTCCTTCACGAATCCTGTCAGATATACGCAACAAACCAACAGCTTCTGCGCCCTGCACAATACCACCGCCAGGAAGAACTTGTGACCAATCTAAGAAGTCACCTACCTCGCCAATATCAATAGGGTTATTCAGCCACATATCGACAGTGTGCTTAGGGTATCGAGAACGAGCAAGCTCTACGGTGCTGTTGCGCTCTTGCTCTCTTTGCTCGATGAGGGGCAAGCCATCTTCTTCTGTGTTGTCGAACGTAATAGCATTGTTAATAGCAGCTTCATTTTGCTGCATGACACTAGGGCCAACATCACCAAACAATATTGGGCCTGTAGTTTCTGCTGCGTCTAAAACAATGCCGCCAAATTGATCTGTCTGCTGGCCAACAACGGGCTGTCTATCAGCATCTTCTACGATAATGCCACCAAATTGATCTTTCATTAAGGCTTCCTAGCTAACTTGCCATTAAATATATATTGATCGCCAGACTGCAAAGCATCATATTCAGCTTGCGTGGTAATTGCTGGTGGCGTTGCTACTGGTGTCCTGCTTAAAACATCTCTAATGCTGTCCTGCGATCTTTGCCTTTCTTCCTCAAGCACTTCTGTGGCTGTAGATAAAGCATATTGTTTCCATAACTTTCTATCAGCACCACGACCTAAAGGCTCTCCTGCTTCTTCTGCGCTTCTTATTTCAGCTTGCACACGATCAAACAGCCTTGCTCTAACATCGTTCCTTAACTCTGGAGGAGTGTTGTCTATAATAATTCTGTTTGCTGAGGTGTAACTTAGAGCTAACTCAGAAATAGCCCCAGCTTGCTTGGCTTCAGTTAGGTTACGCATCTCTCTCTGTAGCTTAACCTCGTCATCCCGACTGAGCGCACCAACCGTTCTCTGCTCTTTAATGAACTCATCAATAGCCCGTATGCCTTCTATATAGTCAGCATTATTTCCCTGCAATGATAGATTAGCATTGAGGCCATATATGCGCCCAATAATGTCTCCATATATTTCGTTGTTTGTTTTAGCGTCTATAGCCTGCTCTGACTTAACGTATCTACGCAATATGCTTGCGTCTTCTGTTCTTAACAAACCGTCTTTCTCTGCTGTATTAATACTTAACAATCTTTGGTCAGCGTCTATTTCTGTGTCTTCTGCTGTAGCAGAAATACGCATATAGTTCTCTGCGCTATCTATTCTGTCTAACAGTGTATTCTTCGCAATCTGCTGCTTTACTAAGTCTTTGTAGTCTTTAACTTCGGCCTCAACAGCAGAGATCATAGACTTGCGCTCTTTTTCATCAAGCCTAACCATTTTGCTGGGGTCTTCTGGATCAGGAACTTGCAGAACAGTTTTTTCCTTGATCGCAGCAACAGCGCCGTTTAACCTTGTAATTTTTTCTTTTGCATCTAACTCTGGGTTGTTAATAATGTCGCGTCTTAAAGAGCCTAGAACACCAGCCTGCCTGTAGTCAGCCATGCGCTTGGCTTTATTTTTAAGATATGTTTCGTAGTTAACAACATCTGGGCCAGCAGCTAAAGCAGCAGCGTCTTCATCCCTAATGGATTCAGCAAGTTCAGCACTCAATCCTTCAGTGGCAAGATTACTTTGTTCTGTGTGATAGTTAATTCCTGCCTGAGCCATTTCAGCTTTGGCATTGTTAGTAGCAATTTTAGTTTGCTCTTTGATAATCTTGTTGCCAGCAGCAGCAAAAGATCGGCTAAAGAAGTTATCTACAGTAGCTTTAACTTCTACTGGTAAATTAGCGGATAAACCTTTATAACCTTCATTTACTAGCTTTTGAAATGTGCTGTAGTCAGCAGGATTCTCTGCCGCTACTCTAGCAATCATATCGTTTGTTTTGTTTTGTATGCCAGCCGCATAACCTTGCACTAACTGGTTATTAAAAGTTTTGTAAGCATAATTAAAAGGACTTTTTTTCTCAGGCGCAGTGCCTTCTTTTAATGCTTGTTCGGCCTTTGCTTGTGCTTCTTCAGGAGCCTGAGCCTCAGCTATCTTCTCGCCTATTGCAGTACCAACAGATGCAGCAGTAGCGCCCAACCCTGCTAATGCCTGCATTCTTTTAACGCCAGAAGTGTCTATGCCAGTAGCTGTAAAGCCGCCATATCTTTTAATGGGTTGTATAGCCATCTTTTACGAGCCGCCTTCTTTCGGTTTGTTACGTTCATCTTTGATCGTTTTACCAGCCTTATATATATCTTCACCAGAACTTAACAGCGTACTTAGTCCCTGAGTGTAAGCAGCCGCCTTAGCTGCTTGACCAGACCTAATAGTCTGCGCCCTTGCCAGCTTGCCACTTAAAGAAATCCCTCTTTCACTTTTCCCTGATTGTTGTGCGCTATACAAGCCTATGCTTTTTGGCGTTTCGCCCGTGTAACCCGCAGTTGACGCGGCAGCAACCATTGCACCTAACTGCCTGTTAAGCTCCTCTCGACGGGCTAACTCCTCTGACTCGGCCTGTATTTTTTCTTGCCTTGCCTGCTCTTTAGCAGCGTCTTCTGCGGCTTTACCCGCTTGAACAGAGCCATACACGCTTGTTGCCGTTGCTGCTATCGTTGCTACAGCAGCTACTACTACAAAAGACATTACACTACCTCCGGCTCGACCAGAGCCTGTTCTATTTCATCTATATCAGTTAATTCAGTTGGGTGAAAGGTAATCCATGTACAGTCTGAGTGTGCATAAATGACTCTTTTTGTTCCAGGCAATGTCTCACCCAGAAATGGCCCAGTAATATCTTCTCTCTCATGTACGCTAACAACAGAGCATTCACCGTGCAATACACTGTAGAAATGGCGGGTCTTATGCTTTGCACCTACTACACACGTTTGAGCAGGCATAAACATCTCTCTAGCATACATACCATCTGAAAAATGATGGCGTACAGTGACATCAGCTTGAGGATATTCTTTAAG